ATGGGTAGACATTGGAGCAAAGAAAAAAGGTGGCAAGTTTCAAGAGTGTGGAAGAAAATCTGCCAGTGGTTCAAAGCGGAAGTATCCGAAGTGCGTACCACTTGCAAAAGCCACAGCGATGTCAAAGTCGCAAAAGGCCTCTGCTGTTGCCAGAAAGAGATCAGCAAGTAATGCAGGGCCAAAACCAACTAACGTGAGGACATAAAATGTGGAAATGGATAAAAAAACTATTTAGACCTTGGAAACTAAATAAAGTATCACCAGATATTACATCGGTAAAACCTAAGGTGGACTTAACAGGTCTAACAAAAGGTGATATAAAGAAATTAAAGAAACAAGGAAAAATATAATGCCATTAAGAAAAACAAATGAAAGAATTGACCCTAAAGGTATGACTAATAAAAGAAGCGATAAAGGAAAAATAAAAAAACCTAGTAAGAAACTTGAGCGTTCTGAAAAACCTGGAAAAATGGGTAATCCTGCAGTTGTAGAAACTTATGAAGATGCTAGAGAAAACGCAATGCTTAACAGAAATGTTCCTACAATGAGCCATGGTGGTGAAGCAAAAGTTAGAGGTATGGGTGCTGCAATTAAAGGTGGCAAATTCGAAGGCGTTTTTTAATTGCATCCATATTTAAATTAAGTTAAACAATCTCCATGATAAAAGGGGATAGCACCGAATACGAAATTCTTGAAGAAGCCTGTAAGACACTTGATACCGATGATCTTTTTACTGCAGAAATTGGAGTTAGAGAAGGACAAGGTTCTCAAATAATATTAAAAGAATTAATTGAAAAGAAACATTGGCATATAGGTATAGATCCCTATGGTAATTTAGATTATCAACATTATGATAATTCTGGTTCCTATACAGCTGATTATACCAACACCATGAAACAACAATTAATTAAAGATTTAGATTACCCAAATTTTACTTTGTATCAATTAGGTGATGATGAATTTATGAAACGTTTTGAGGACGGAGTTCCCATTTACAGGGATAAAAAAGAATTAAAAACTAACTATGATTTAGTTCATTTTGATGGCCCTCATAAAACAATAGATGTTATTAAAGAAGTTATATTTTTTGGTGAAAGATCTAAACCAGGTACGGTGTTCGTTTTCGATGATTATCCAAAATTTGATATGGATGCTGTATTAAAAATTATAGTTAATCAATATGGTTTTATGTTATTGAAACAAGGTAAAAATAAAATTTCATTAAAAAGAAATTAATGGACATAGATACAATATCACTCGTACAACATAAAGTTAAGAAAGCTTTGGCTAGACTCAAGTCACACGCTATATATGGTGTTGACACCATGGAGAAACTACAATATGTTAGGGGTCAAATCAGATCTCTTGAGGATCTGCAACAGGATCTTAAAGACCTGCTGACAACAACGGAGTATGAAGATGATAGAGTCCACGGAGACACCGAAACGGACTGAAGCGCTTCTAGATGCCTATAAGGCAAAAGATGAAGTCGAAACAGTCCTTGATCCAAAAGCGATCGACAAATCAACATTAGATAAATTACCAACACCAACTGGATATAGAATTTTAGTTCTGCCATTTGCAGGACCTAAAAAAACTAAGGGTGGTCTTTGGTTATCTGATGCTACACAAGAAACAATACAAATGACTACAGTGTGTGGTCTAGTTTTAAAAATGGGAGATCTTTGTTATCATGATAAAGAGAAATTTCCTAAAGGGCCTTGGTGCAAACTAAATGAATGGATAATTTTTAGTAGGTATGCAGGTTCAAGATTCAAAATAGACGGAGGAGAAGTAAGAGTTTTAAATGATGATGAAGTCATTTCAACTATAAGCGACCCCAACGATATTTTGCACCATTACTAGGAGGACTAAATGGCAGACATACAAGAAAAAAATCCATCAGTAGAATTAGACACAGATGGTGTTAACGATCAAACAATAGAAGTAGAAACTCCAACAGAGTCAACAACTGAATTTGAAAAAAAAGAAGATGTTGATTTAGGTTACACGGATGTTTCTGGAGGTAAAACTGCAAAAGAACTTTTACAAGAAACAAAAGTAGAAGAACCAAAAGCAGAACCTAAATTTGAACAAACAGAAGAAAAAGAAGAAGAATCGGGTCTTCAAGATTATTCTGACAAAGTTCAAAAACGAATAAAAAAATTAACCTTTCAAGCTAAAGAAGCTGAACGTAGAGAAAGAGCGGCAGTTGAATATGCAAAAGGTTTAAAAAGTAAGTATGAAAGTGCTGAGAAGAAATTCGAAGAAACTGATACTAACTATCTTAAAGAATATAATGCTAGAATTGACTCAGAAAGAGATAAAGCAAAATCTGAATTAAAAGTAGCTTTAGATTCTCAAGATGCAGATCTAATTATGGAAGCTCAAGATAAGCTTACAAAATTGGCTGTAGAGAAAGAAAAAGTTTCGATAACTCTTAATGAAAAAGAGTCTAGAAAAAAAGAAGTAGAATCACAACCTGTTGAAGAACAAAATCAGGCTCCACAACCACAAATTAGTACCAGAGCTCAAGAATGGGCTACTGATAATGAATGGTTTGGATCTGACAGAGTATTAACTTCTGCTGCTATGGGAATACATGAAGACCTGTTGCAGGAGGGAATTGACGCAGAGAGTGATGCCTATTATAATCAAATCAACAAACGTATGAAGGAGTATTTCCCTCAGAAATTTGCCGAATCTTCTACTGAAGAAACAACAAAAGCTACACCCGTCCAAAACGTAGCTTCTGTTAGCAGAAGATCAGGTGGACGCAAGTCTGTGAAACTCACCAAATCACAGGTAGTTATCGCTAAGAAATTAGGGGTGCCGCTAGAGGAATACGCAAAATACGTGAAGGAAGGAGCCTAACATGGAAACTATTAAAAAAACTTCACGCGAGTCTGAATCTAGAACTAAACTTTCTAGAAAGAAAGATTGGACTCCACCATCCAGTTTGGATGCGCCAGCTGCACCGCAAGGATATGCACACAGATGGATAAGAACTTCGACTAACGGTTTTGAAGATCCAGGAAATGTATCTAAGAAACTAAGAGAAGGTTGGGAATTTGTGAAAGCCGAAACTGTTTTAAGTGAAATCGGTGAACATGATTACCCTGTTATTCATGAAGGAAGACATGCTGGTTTAATCGGAATTGGTGGCCTTGTGTTGGCAAGGATACCGGAGGAGATATTGAAAAGTCGTGCTGAGTATTTTAGTAAAATAACTCAAGACAGAACAGACGCGGTAGATCGAGATCTTATGAAGGAGCAACACCCGGACATGCCTATCAATATTGATAGACAGTCTAGAGTTACCTTTGGTGGTAGTCGTAAAAAATAATTTTTTTGCATTACCTACTATAGATAGCTTGGATTAAATAAACTAACTAAGTTAAGGAGAACTGACGATGTCAAATCAACTGGAAAAGTTTGGTCTAAGACCATACAGAAAACTAGATGGTACACCATTAGCAGGAGCCCAAAACAGATACACAATTGCAGCAGGTTATGCGACTGCGATATTCCAAGGTGACTTGGTACAGCCTACTACGGCTGGTAATATCGAAAGACATACTGGCAATACTAGTGATGCTGTTGTGGGTGTTTTTAACGGAGTGTTTTACAACGATCCAACTACTCAAAAGCCAACGTACGGAAATTACTACCCTGGTTCAATCACACCAACTCAAGGCGATATTACTGCCTTTGTTGTTGATGATCCAGATGCAGTATTTTTAATGGACGCAGATGAGGCTTTTACTAGAGCGGATTTGTTCAAAAACTACTCTGTTACAACTGCAGGCGGTGTAACACAAACAGGAATATCAAGCGTGCAATTAGATGTAAGTGCCTCAGGTACTGCAGCTACTTTCGCGGTTCAAGCAATTGATATAACACAAGATCCTGAAAATCAGGATACTACTGTATCAAATGCTAACATTCTTGTTAGAATCAACAATCACTTCTATAGAAGTGGCACAGGCATATAGGATAAAGGAGAATAACTATGGCAATATCACGATCACAGCTAGTTAAAGAACTAGAGCCAGGTTTGAATGCTTTATTCGGCCTGGAATATAGTAGATACGAAAATCAGCATGCTGAAATTTTCGCTACTGAAACATCTGACAGAGCTTTTGAAGAAGAAGTAATGTTAAGCGGTTTCGCTTCTGCACCAACTAAACAAGAAGGTGCTGGAGTAGTGTTCGATCAAGCGGGTGAAACTTTCACAGCTAGATACAACCACGAAACTATCGCTTTAGCATTTGCTATTACTGAAGAAGCGATCGAAGATAACCTATACGATAGACTTGCGGGCAGATACACAAGAGCTCTTGCAAGATCTATGGCAAACACGAAGCAAGTTAAAGCTGCAAATGTTTTAAACAATGCGCAAGTTACAACTGCTACAGGTGGTGACGGTGAATCCCTAATCGGAAACGCACACCCACTTGCAACAGGCGGAACTTTCTCAAATGTACTAACAGTAGCTGCAGATCTTAACGAAACTTCACTCGAGCAGTCATTAATTGACATTGCTGGATTTGTCGATGAAAGAGGCTTAAAAATTGCTTCTTCTGGTAGAAAAATGATAATTCCAAAAGAATTACAATTTACTGCTGAGAGAATCATGAAGTCGCCAATGAGAGTTGGAACTGCCGACAATGACATCAATGCAATCAATAACATGGGAATGGTTCCTGAAGGTTACAGAGTTAATAACTTTTTAACTGACACAGACTCATTCTTCTTGTTAACTGATGTGCCTAACGGATTAAAATATTTCGTTAGATCACCTATCAAAACTGCAATGGAAGGTGACTTCGATACAGGTAATATGAGATTTAAAGCTAGAGAAAGATACAGCTTTGGTTGGTCAGACCCAAGATGTATATTTGGTAACGGAAACTTACCGACTAGCTAATAGTCAATATATTTAACCCTTAGGGTTACTAAAAAGGGGCGGTGTTCACATCGCCCCTTTTTTTATGTATAATAAAAAGACCTAGAAATTAAATTAATTTTGTAGACTGACTAGGCAGACGGTATAGAGACTACAAAGTTTAACCGCTATACAAGGAGAAACTATTATGGCAACAACTAACTTTTCCGGCCCGATAACAGCTGGTCAAATAAGAAATACAACAGGAACTACACTTGGTGAAAATATAAAAAACATTGGACAAGTTGTAATGTCTCAATCAGTAAAAGTTGATATTATTGGTGCTTCACACTTAAATCAAGTTTGTGCAGTAATTCCAGCAAACTCACAAATAGTAGATGTAATTTTAAACGTTACTACAGTGAATAATGATACTGGTGCAGCAACTGTTTCAGTTGGAACAGTAGCGGATGGAGATGCATTTATAGCTACAGCTAATGTTAAGGCTTTAGCAACTACTCACGGTACTTTAGATACAGAAGCAACTAATGTTGGTGCAACTGACATACAAGTTCTTGCTGATTTTACAGGTGCTAATGGAGATGGTACAACTGGTGCAGCAACAGTTACTGTTTTATACATGCAGAATAATTCTATTCAAGACGCAGTAGACTTATAATAATAAACTAGTGGCTCCTTCGGGAGCCACAAATTAAAGGAGACAATTATGTCAGGCGGAGGAAGTTTTAGTTCAGACCAACGAGTTCTTAATATGACTACAGTTGGTGCAGATACATTAGCAAAAGCTGGAAGAATGAGAATTACTTCTATTCAAGGTGAAGGTATTGCAAGTTCAAGAATTATTTTTTACGATTCAGATGATGCATCATCACCTGGAACTGCAGTTGCTACATACAATTTCAATACAGAAGGTTTAGAAGTTTATGTACCAGGTTCCGGTATTCTTTTTAAGAATGGACTTGTTTATAATCTTGTAGGTCTTGGTGGAAGTATAACTATTACATTTACGTAATATGGATTATTACTCTGATCTGGGATTAGAGATAGAATCTTTTGCGAAAGGCGGTATGCCTGCTCGTAACAAGAAAAACTATCGTAGTACTAAATCAGGTGCGGGAATGACTACGGCCGGTGTTAAGGCTTATAGAAAACTTAACCCTGGATCTAAATTAAAAACAGCAGTTACAGGTAAAGTTAAAAAGGGAAGTAAAGCTTCTAAAAGAAGAAGCTCTTATTGTGCAAGAAGCGCAGGTCAAATGAAGATGCATAACGTCAATTGTAGTAAAACTCCAGATAAGAGAATATGTGCTGCAAGAAGACGATGGAAGTGCTAGAAAAATTTTACTGGTTATTTCTAGATTTTATTGTCTATGTTATAATGTGGTTATTATTTATTTTATTAATACTAGGAGTTTTTGTAAGAACAATGATTGATCGTTTTATATATTCATTTTTTGGTGCATTAGATAATATATGGAATTTTTTAAGTGCACCTAAATGTAAGTGTAAAAAAAATAACAAAGGAGATAAATATGATAGATAAAATCAAAAGCAAAATTGCTCACTACTGGTCAGACCACAAGGTTGAATGTCTTGTAGTTGCAGTTTTAATTATAGCTTACATAGTTAAGTAATGATTATGGAGTGTGCTAGGATGGATTATAAATTTACAGCGATGTTAATTATTGCTCTTTGTCTCCTAGCATTCTTCGGAGGTCCCAATGTCCAATAAACC